CCAGGTGCCGCTGATTCCAGCGATGAACAGCGTGGACGAGTTGGAGTAAGCTACGGTGCCATTTGCGTTGAGTGAGGCGTTTGAGGAGGTCACAAAGTCCACTCTCTCACCCAGGATGAACGAGGCGCCCGCCACCGTGGTGTTTGAGATTGTGAGCCTCAACGAGTCCAGGTTTGTATTGGAGATGACACCAGACGCCACTGTTGTCGTGATGGAGGACGGCAGTAGAGCTGTTGATAGCTTGTAGGTGTTTGCGGACAGAAGCGTACTGGTGAACGGGCTGTCGACTATGACTACAGTCGAGTTGACGCTGCTGATTCTCTTAATGTTGTTGTTGGCGTTCTCGCCGACCCTGAAGAAGTTGCCAGCCAAATAATCCGTAGTCAGGGTTGAGGCTGCAGCTGCGTTTACGGCATACATGCTTGTCGGGACGATCCTTCCGGTTGCTCTGATGCCCTGCAGCGTGTGACCGGTCTGAGTCGCACCCTTTGTCAGGGCAATCCTGTTCCCTGGCGCCGTGTTTGAGGTGTTGGAGAATGCAACCACGGTCGAGTTGGAGAACTGGATGAAGTACACCGAGTTGTTTGTCAGTCCTCCAACAGCAGTATTTCCCGCCGAAACTGTGTACCTTATCTGGTCCCCGACAGCAAATGAGTTGGCAGTCGCCAAAGCTATGACGTTGTTGGATCCCTCACCGGTTCCGGCAGTCACATCGGCATTTGCGTTGAAGGTCTGCGCTGTCGGCGCCGATACCGTCACCGTCGGCTCTGAGATGTAACCAGTTCCGGTGTTGGATATGTTGATGGCGACTATCTTACCGGTCGAGTTGGCCTGAGCATTTGCTATTCCACCCGATCCACTGTTCGAAGTGATCGTCACTGTTGCGTTGCCGGTGTATCCGGACCCGGATGTAAGAACTATTCCAAGTCCGAGTGTCGACGCATTCGAGATGTTGACCTTATCTGTCTGCAGGGCGCCGGTGTCCGATAGGTCCCGGATTGGCAGACCTGGTGTAAAGTTTTGACCCTTATTGAACCTTGAAACTCGCAGCGTATTGCTGTTTGCTGACAGAACCGTGGCGCCCACCCCAGTTGTTGTCTGGACAATGTTGGCGCCCGCGCTGAAGTACCCAACGCTTAACGTGAAGTTGATCGAGTCAAACTCCTGTCTGACAGTTTCGCCGACCGTACCACCTGAAATAGAGGTGCTGTTAGCAAAGTCCAGTTGAGTAAACGTGTCGATGGGTGAATTAATTGTTGCTGAGCGGGTGGCGCCCGTATAGCCTATGATCTCTCTTACCTGTCCAGCACCAAAGCCAGACTTCAAGTATATTGATGACTTGACGTAGTGTCCATCTGCAGAGGATGAATTGTCTGGCAGTTTGATAGTCAGCGTGTCTATTATAGAGTCAATGAACCCCGACTCGTACACGGAGTAGCTGTTACCACCGTTTACAATCCTGATGACGTCGATGGTTCCTGGAACTGCATTACTTACCACAGCTGTGTTTGAAAGTATTGGAATGTAGTTAGCTGTGGTAAACTTTGAATTAGAGGTGGCATCGATAGTGTACATATACTTCCACGTATATCCATCACCAGTCTTGAACGTGCCGCTTGTAGCAGTCAACGTCGGCTTTACCGTGGAAGGAATTCCACCTGCATTGTCTATGCACTTGAATACACTATATTGATCTGTGACTACGTAGAAGTTCTTCGTGTACAGGTTTGCATCGTTTTGGTCATACTGAGAGTAAACGGTATTTGATACCCAGTTATATCTTGGAGCAACGTGAACAATGTCGGACGGATCTATCTTCTTTCCGTATAGAAGGTCATCAAACGTATTGAGCTCAATCTGAGTTATCGAGCCGTTGACCACCTGAACTGCAGTATCGTCGTTGCCGCCAGATGAATTAGCCCAGGGCTGTGGTCTAGAGACAAACAAGTAGTACGCGTTGTTGGCGTGCTCAACACTCTCAACATAGTTGTTGACGTCGTTGATGTGGTGATTTACGGTAAGTAATGAGTTCATCTTTGTTTTACACCACTACTGCTGTTGTATTGACGATTCTGCAATTGTATCTTCATTGCTCAATGTAAAGTCGATCGATCGATAGCGACCATAGAGAGCAATGCCAGCCGGGTGGACAAGGTTTCTAACCATCTTCTCATATGACTCTAGCATTCTCTCTGCCACAATCTGATATGAGTAGTTTTGATAGAATAGGCCATCTTGAATCCTGTCTACATCGCTGGGGAAGCTTTTCCTATTTAGCCACCTACCGGATCCCTTACCTGTTCCAAACACTATTGCTGAACCAAGAACTTGTGTCTCGTTCCCCGATAGGTTCAGTGTAACACTCTCGTTGTTTAGATAGCCGTATCCGGAATCTACAACCTCAACTGCAGAGATCACGCCGTTACCGCTTATAATTCTGGAATCAACAAACGCGTTGTTTCCCTTTTGGCTGCCGTCGATGTCGAACAGGTTCAGCGATATGATCGAAGGCTCCTTGACTGTTATGAATGGTCGGGTCAGATATCCGGAGCCTGGATTGATTGCTGTCAGGGACGCAATCGTGCCTATCTCTTCGGTTGTCTCTGGAGTTACGTCGGTGATGACTGAGTCCAGATTGTCGAACACTGTGATAGAATTTGCAAAGTTCCAATCCGTCAGTCGTACCACTGAACTGATAGTCGCCGACCCGGCGGCGTTACTGTTGTTCAGGGTAGATGTAGTCACGAAGTATCCGTTGACCGACGACAGTCTGATCTGAGATGAATTTGCTGCCTCTACCAACCCAGCGCCGTTAACGGTCTCCTTTACGGGTCGGTGGATTAGCTGTATAGAACCTCCGGACACGTTGCCGACAAGTATTGATCCTGAAACGAGGTTTGCGTTGGTCAGGTTTGAGTCGGTGCCGGTGCACAGGATGAGAGACTCATCTGCTCTGTACACGTAGAGGCCCGATATACCTAGCGCTGTATTGCTGAGTCCCTCGTCCTTTTGAATGAGAGTATTAGATGTCGGAATGCATTCGATAGTGATTGAGTTGGCGGAACTAGTAACTGTAGCTCCAGTGCCAAACGTGCCGGACACTCCCGAGACGCCTAGGGTATATGAATTAGCTCCACTCGAGTCCAATTGAATTGATAGGTATGGATCCATGACGTCCGCAATGAACGTGATGGATTCCTTGTTGATGATAGATCCTACTCTGAAGGATGCTCTGTCGCCGGTGCCGCCAGTTACTCTTGTAATCGTGGTATTGCTGGATGATCCCTGCAGTACGTTACCGGGTGTGAACTGTAGAGACGGACTGAAGTCAACTAGCTGGACAAACACGCTGTTTGAAAATACGACTGTACCATTTGCGCCGGTGGTGGTATCCACAACCACGTCGCCCACCACCATGGGCAATACCATCTCTGCCACGTTTAGATTTAGAGTCTTTGCAACGGTGACAACAGCATTTAACGTATAGCCAGATCCACCGTCCAGCAAGAGAAACTCAACTGCACCAGAGAAGTTATTTGATATTGCAGCGACTCTTGCTCGACCCTCTACTCCGGCGCCGCTTACGTCAAGTATGTCCCCGACTGCGTAGTTCTGACCACCGTCGGTGATGGCAACTGCAAGAAGTGATCCTCTAACTATAGGCGCTTGATCGATTGAATATCCGTTCAGAGCAAGCGGTATGATCTTGTCGCCGTTCTTGAACTCACCCGTAACAGATGAGAGCTCTAGTACGTTGATGGTCCTTCCCTGCACGACGCGCGTTGAGTAGTTCTCAACTATTGCCGTGGCTGTACCATCTGAATTCTCTATGTCAGTTCCTATCAGGTCAAGAAGAAAAGGACTGGATGTAACTTCTAGGTATCTGGGGATGGTCCATGTGTTGTCAGACGGCTTGAAGATGAACTCGTTGGGTACATATACCTCGATGTCCTCGTTGAACGCCAGTCTGAAAAGTAGTTCATAGCCTAGCCGCGAGCCCTTTGACCTGTAGAGCTCCGTGATGTGCTTAATTAAGAGTCTCTTGTCCGCAACTACTGACTCGGGTAGATTTGATATGTACTGAGCTTTGAAGTCCTCGATGAACCTGTCTTCTGTCGTGTCTATGTCAACATTGTCTAGTAGTGACCTGGATTGACCAATCGCATTGTTGCTCTGCTCAAGCCACTCGTAGTAAGCCTTTACGAACGCAATGAAGTTTCTTCCTTCAGATCTGTAGAATGAAGGAAATTGCTGCGCTATGAAGGGCGAGATATACTTTTCGATAGAGCTCATCCCTTAAGCCTTTCTAACGGTCACCGATATTCCGGACTCAACGTCAATGGTCAAAACATCATTTTCACTGGAGAGGACATCCTGCTCGAGTGGCTTGGCATAGAATAGGATGCCATCAAGTCCCTCAAGTGAAGTGATAACAATGGAGTTTAGAGTTATGGACCCGGTGTTGTAGTCAACAGTGCCCGCAGGTGAGTATGAAACGGTTGCAGGGTTTGTAATGTCTTTCAGGTATACCACGTTTGATGAGTTGACAATAGTTATTTTACTATCATTAACTACAACAGAGATTGTCTGGACATTGGGATTGTAGTCGGTGTACTGATACTTTCGTCCAGCTGAGATGAAGTTAGACGATGATATTGTACCGGGAACAATTGCATTTCTATAGGTAACAGACGGAAACGTCCGAACCAGAATTGCCGTTCTGAAGATCTTCCTAAGAGTCAGCTCGGTTGTGTTGGTCTGTATTGACGGATCTGCGGCGTTGATTGCAGTCTCTAGTCTAGACAGTTTCAGCTCTGTATTGAAGTCAACAAGCTGCTCGTCATTAAAATCCTCGATGGCTTGCTTCACCGCAGCCTCAATGTCGACTGGACTTAGGTTGGTATCAACATCGCTGTATGAGACACTGGTGTCAACCTCGACCGACAGGTAGTCTGGGTCAATGACAACCGGATCAATACCGATCGTTGTTCGGGCCTTCAGATAGGCTTCAATGTCCGCCTTCTGATTGAGTGAAGGGATGTCACGAGAGAACGTGATGGGGACAACAAACACCTTACCAAATGAAGGGATTCCCGCTATCTGCTCTCCACCATAAGCCCTCACGCTCTTGACATACTGAAACTGCTGGGTAACAAGCGCTTCATAATCGCCAGGAGTTACAGCTCTGTCCTGAGTCTGATATGCCTTAGGAGCTCTGAACCTGATCTGCTCCAGTGATTCAGCCTCACTTGCTCCGGTGCTTAAACCTGCCGTTGTGATCGTCGGGAGTATCGCTGAACCAAAACCATTTAAACTACCCAGGTTATCAGCAAGAGTAAAGTTTGTGCATTCATCACCCGCCGCACCTGATGAATTTCTATACCGTGCTGTAATAATTGCCGAGTCCTTAGGCCTTCTGCCAAACACACCGTCGCCAAATACAATCTCATACTTTGAGTCATCGGTCGCTTGCACAAAGTACACTGCTGAATTGGAGTTCAAGCCAAACAGAGTTGTAGCGACAGAAAACAAGGAGTTTGTCTGTCCGTTATCCTCTGAAACAACAACATTTATGGAGTCTGTATCGATCGTGTCGTTGGATAGGATGAACCTCTGGCCTTCTGTAACATAGTTCATTACAAACGTTTCTGTGACCAGTGATCCTTCATACACACTGACATTGCTGGCTCGGAATGCATTGTTTGACGGATAGAGGATTAGAGATTCGTTTGTCAGGAACTGATATGTGCCTCTAGAGTTCCTGCCTATGAACCTGGTGTTCTCAGGTATTGTAAACTTCTGCAGCCCAGATTGAGGGAACACAAGATTGAGAACTGCTACAGATGACTTAGCGGACCTCGGCGTGTAGTTGAGAGCCTTAGCGATCGACACAGCAGAGCTTCTTAGCTGTGCAGAATCCAGAAACATCTCCGATGCAATCATGTTCAGATAGAAGGCATTCAGGTGTGTGTTGTATGTCAAAATGTCCAGAAGCACAGACATGTTTGACCCATCAAAGTCATAGTCAGAGAACTGAGCTTGACCCTTCAGGTAAGTCTTGAGCTGGGCTTTTAAGGTGTCAAAGTCTAGACTTACAAGACTTATTGAGTTATTTGCCATTATCGCACTCTTCTTAGTATGATGTCTATGTTCTGCGGCACTGGATTATTTATTATGGAAAAAACAATGTTAATTGTCAGCTTATCACCCTGATTGGAAGAAATTACTTCAACATTACTGACAACAACCCTCGGTTCGTTATAGGCAATGACATCCAGAATTGACTTCTCAATATCATTGGCTAGGAACCCATCGTTTGGCTCAAATAGTGATCTGTTAACGTTACACCCAATGCCTGGCTGAAATAGCCTCTCGCCAAAATTAGTCAAAACAAGATTTTTAATCGATTGCTTAACAGCTTGATCGTTTCTACCTCTTGTAACATCTTTGGTGATTGGGTGTGGTGTTAGGTCATTCAGGAAGTCTGAAAACAGATCAGGAATCTTCTGTAGCTGAGTGTACCTATCGGCTCTTGTTGACATCTGCTAATCCTAATCGTTAAGACGTACCTGAGAACCATTGATGTAAGTAACGCCACTTGCTTCGACTCTGATAGTAGAATCGCCGTTGACTTCAATCTCAGCAGCACCGTTGATTGTAACCTTGCCACCAGAGGTTATCGATACATCACCACCCTCTGTAGTCATTGTGATCTCCCTAGCATCAACGATAAACTGATCACACTTTACTCTGAACTTACCATCTACTGTCATCTCGATACTAGCACCAGAAGTAACAGACCAATTGTCGTTCAGTGTTTCAGCTCTAACACCAGCTATAGTAGTTGCTACTGCGCCTTCTATAGCTTGGCTGACGTCACCTCTTACATACAGAGCAGAACTTCCATTAACATTCTCATATTTATCCTTCTCGGTGTGAATATCTCGCTCACCACCAACACCATCCTGCAAGTTGCCACCGACGCCACTGACCTTGTCTAGAGCAACGGCCTCATAGGATGATTTGTCACAGTTGAGCGTATATGTACCACCAATCTTGATATCGACATGAGAATCTACAGTCTTTGTAAACGTTCCCTTAACGTAAGAGAACATCTTTTCAACTATCGTTTGTACCCATCTGCCCGAGGATTCAATCTCAACATAGGTGCCGGACGTGTGCGCAGCTCTCAGCGATTCCTTACCCGGTGTATCATTGATATGGAACTCGTGCCCACTTCTAGAAATTGTAGCCTGGTTGTAAGGATACTCAGCTTCAAACGTTGAGTCCGGATGTCTTTTCTCTGCCATTGTTAAACCTTAAATTGTTCTAAATGCGTTTTCAAATGCAGCACGCTTTCTTGCTAACACGGACTGTGAAGAGAACGATCTATTAACAGCATCTGATATTGCCTGGGGATCAGCAAGCACTGATACAGAGATGCCATTTGTGAATACAGAGTTCACGATCGAGTATAATTGAGGTAGTAAAGTAACACCTGCTGCAAGCATGTTGGCTGGACTGACACCCTTGCCTAGTACTCGGGAGAAGCCCAGTGAGTAACCCAGTCCTGTAGAGTTTAGCAATGTTCTCTCCAACAGACCTGATGTTAGATTGCCTTTTCTAATATCATCTGCAAGTGCGGTATACATGAAGTTGCCAAGATCAAAGCTGGTATGTTCTCTTGCCGATCTAAAGTTTGGCTGTCCGTTTCTCAAAGTGTATACAGGATCTCTAGTACCTGTGCCGTCATTCCATCTTATGTAGCCAGGGTATGGATCTCTTTCTGCAGCGTAGTACTGCTGAATGTATCCATCAGGTGCAGTCTCTAGTACTACAGCTGGACGGAAAGCAGAGCTAGCAGCATTAGCACGTATAGTTGTCTCTGTCTGACCTACAGCATTTCTAATTGCATTTGGAGCATTGCCAAACTTCTTTGCTGCCCTGTCAATATCGACATATGCTCTGGTGAATGCTTGTGTACCGGTGGCTATTGAGTTGAGGGCTCTTGGTGCACCGCAAATTCCACCAGTGGACAGTGCATTGAATGCATCGGTAAAGTTTGCTATGCCAGTTGCAGCTGAGTTCAATGCATTGAGGACGTTATTGACACCAAGATCATTCATTAATCTCAATATTGCTGAACGCACAGCGCTTGACATCATATTCACAAAGCCAATGGCTGGCGAGGTGAGATCAATTGTCAAACTAACATTTGCTGCATTGCCTGGCAAGCACTGTAGAGAGGATAAAGTACTGGAGGGGTCAATTGATCTTAGTATTGAAAGAATATCACCTTCACCCGGATCAGCACTGGCTGTTGTGGGTAGGTCAGCATAGCTCATGCCTTCCTCTACAGCCTGTGTAACAACAGCACCTTCATTCTTGTTGAATTGATCTGGATCAAAACTGCCACTTTGATCAATTTCAGCGATTGTTGTTCTGTTGTCAGCTAGACTGGAATAAGGATTGACGGGGTTGTTGTCAGCAGCAGGTGGTGCACTACCATACTGTAGATCAATTGAGGGCGAGCCACCCTCTGTTTGACCTTCCCTCTCAGTACCAGCTCTGCCCACAACTCCCATTATCAGCGGATATTGGTGGTCTCTATCTAACCAATGTCCATACACGCGAGAACCAACAACCATGCCAACAGGAGCTGTTCCTATAGCAGCAAACGCAGCAGAAGTTACGGGTTGAACAAGCTGAGCCCAGGGCAGATCTTCATCAGGTATATTTGTTGCATCATCGTGCCTACCAAGAATACGAACCTGCACTCTACCTGATCTGTGTGGATCCATTACATTGGCTACTACACCAATCCACGATTGAACTGCTTCTCCAAAGTTTCTTTCAGTCATTAGATTGACTCCTCATAACGACCCTTAATTGCCTCAACAGAACACGTGTACCTTGGCTTGTCTGCTAACTCACCTATTCTGTGATGTATTCTAGTTATCAGAAACTTACCGGTGATTAGTGGATCCTCAGTGACACTACCAGTCGTAGCTCTTCTATTAGGAAACTCACAATCAATTGTAGTGCCGGCAGTTAACACAGTATCACCTATTACTTTAATGCGTACGGAGTTCTGCATCAGCAGTGCAACATAGGCCTGTAGATCAGGTGTTGATTCTGGAATGAACGTTTCTGGCTTCTGCGAGATGTCTACAGGAATGAATGCCTGTGGAGGTATATCTGCTGTATAGTATTTGTTCTTGAACGTACTTGATGTTGTAGTTCCCTTGCCACCATCTGCAAAGTTTGCGTCATTGGTCTCAACGTTCTTTGTTTCAAACTTCCATGTTGTGAAGTTGAACGTCGTTACTCGTCTAGGACCGCCAAGAGCAATCTTCTCCGTAGAGCTAAACTGATTTGGAATCTTGTACGCAATGATATTGTCATCACCTCTTTTTAAAAACTTCACATTACTTGCATCAGACATCTGAAAGCTCTTTACCGGAGATTGCTTAAACAAGCTCTCTACTGTAACAAAGTTCAACGTCTGCTGTTCATTCTGTCTGTTCTCAAAATACACATATAGAGAAGACTTTTCGTCACTGGACACAGATCTTCTCTTGATCATAGTGATCGCTTCATATGGATTCTTATGCGGTATGACTATCTTCTGTGGTGCTCGTGTCATCTCAACATTGATGGGCTTAATACTCTTGAGGTAGTTTAGGTGTATGTCTTCTACCATTTCAGAGCACAATTGATTGTAGCTCTTCTGCACGAAGTTTGTCTTTGCAAACATTGCTTCTTCGGAGACACACTTCAGAACATACATCTTACCCTTCTGGGCACCAACATTCTCCAGCTCACCCATTTCATGCAAAGCAAACACATAATTTGTTGTTTCGCTTCCCATCACGTAGAAATCAAACAGGACTGTTTCGTCACCAGATAGTCTTAGCTGACCAAGTTGGTCATTCATGTCGAGTACTTTAATGTCACACACTATACCAGGCGTGAAGATGCTTTCATATACAGATGCACTGACGAAGGAGCCGTTCAGATCGGTTACACCTCGCTCTGAAACAATTCTTAACGTCCTTACTTCTACATCACCGAGTTGATAATTATTTGACATTTTACTTCAGCAACGTCTTTAGCTGAGTGGCCATCTTGCCAGAGTAACGCTTGTCGAGAACAAGAATAGTTCTGTTCTTTTGATTTTGCTCGTTATCGTAGTCATAGTAGGTTACAGGGGACCAAAAAGACAGCTCTGGCGTTGGTATGTTGTTTGATAGCACA